ACTTGATGCCTGACTCGTGCTGCTGGGCAATCATCGTCAGCAGGTCGAAGGCGTCTTCGTGGACTTCTGCGAAGAACTTGCCCTGGTTGCGAAGGTCCGTCAGCTGAAGAATATCGACAACACGCGTTACCTTCAGCCGCTGGCCTAACGCTGGCGCCACGACAACATTGATCAGGCCGCCCTCTTCATCACCCTCGCCGCTGACGGTGTAGTCAGAGTTCAATGTGAGCTGAGAGACAGCGCCAGTTGCGTCATCAACAAGCAGCACAATCAGATCGGTGTCATTGTTGAACTTGAACGCGATCGGGAAGATCTGCGTCACTCCGTTACCGTTGAAGCTGGCGATATTTGTGTTGGTCTGAACGGTCATGGCCGATCCTTTCGTGCGGGCAATAAAAAGCCCCGCTCATTGGCGGGGCCTGGAATTTGGGCAATAAAAAACCCGCCGAAGCGGGTCTCTGAGCTCTGCGGTTATCTGTTGCTGACGACTTCCGTCAACGCTCTACTGAAGCCGTCTCGTTCAATATCAGCAACATCCTTTGCAAGCTTCTCCTCCAAGAAGCCCCTGGCCCTGTCATCTGCCTGCGTCTTTCCGGGAATGTTCATAGTGACAAGAGAGGCGTACTCATCCCGATAGGCCTTAAGGTGTTGAGCGCAATAGTAGATGGATGCATTTGCGATCTCGGTTGGAGTGGACTGCGATTCGACTCGCCCCTTGGCATACCCGTCAATGCAGGATTGGTATTTCAGGACGTGGGACAGTAGGCGAGCTTCGACCTCGTTTTCCTGCGCCTCAACTGAGGCGCAAGCGCTACAGGCAACTAAAACCGCAACGCGCAAATGTGATATCAACGCCCCACCCCGACATACATTATCCAAATGAAAAGACCACAAGCAGCAATTGCTGCCGCCCACCATCCAAACGCTTTGCAGCCAAAAACGATCGCTGACCAAAAGTCGCGCCTTGTACGTATCTTGCCGGCGTGAGCTTCGGACGCCACAAATACTGAAACGATAGCCCCCAAAAAGAACGCGACAATCATTCCGCCTAGACTTACCTCCCGAGGCAACACGGCACCTACGGCTACTGCCATGAGCAGCGGGACCAAGAAGATAAGCGCTAGTGCAGCTAAAGCGGACATTTCGGCCTCCTACCTAATAGCATCCCTGACAGCGTCCTTCACTGCCCCGGCAGTGTCGATATAGTTCTGTGATGGCCGCAGCAGGAACTGCTGGGCGTTTTCCTTTTCTATCCGGCGCTCCATGCGGCGCAAAGCCCCTGGATTCAGGGCCTCTTGCACGCTGTGTAGGAACAGATAGTCCATGGCCGTGCGAGTGTAAAACAAATTCGCGAAAGGCGTGTTCTGGATGGCAAAGCGGAAGCTGGCAGCCGCCGCGTCGTCTCCGTCTCTCAGCCTTGCGAGCAAGTCGTATCCTCCATCGATGAGGCCTAACGTGGGCCCGGACAGCGACTGAGTCAGCCCGCCACCGAAGCGGTTGGCTTCGCCGAACAGAAAGTCACCGTACAGCCCGAGCGCACCGCCCTGCAGCATTGCAGCAACCCAAGTCTTAGGATCGTCTGCAGGTCGCGGCTCGCGGCCTTTCAGCAGATCCTTCGTGGCCATGGCGCCATAGCCGAACAGCGTGGTCCACAGCATCAGTTGAGCAATACCGAGCTTTTCGCCGTTGCCACTGCGCATTGCCTGGATCAGCTCGCGGCCAGGGTTTGCGCCGTAGGCACCTGGCTGGTAGCCGCGGCCGTAGAGTTCACGACCGAACGACTTCTGCAGGATGGCCACCGGAAAGGCCTTGAACTGACCCACGAACCGCAGCAGCTCGCCGGCTACGGTTCCGGGTTGAGTACCGCGGCGCATCATGGCGCGGGTACGTGCGTCCGGTTCGATCACCGCATAACTGGCCCGGTCAGTGATGTAGCTGCGCAGGCTGCCGCGCAATTCCTCGCGCAGTTCGCCGATGGCGGCAGCATTGACCGTGCGGCCCTTGCTGGTGAGGTAGCCGGCAAGATCCCCATCTACGATATCGTCGATGCCCTGAGTGGTCATGTACTCGCGGCCATCAGCCAGCTTGGCGCCAGTATTGCGCACCAGGTCCCACTTGCCGGCGTCGAAGTCGAACAGCTCGAGCGTGCGCCGCAGGTCAGGGTTCATCTGCTCCCAGTTCAGCGCGCGGTTGTAGGCAAGGTGATGGCTCATCATCAGCGCCGCGGTGCTGCGCATGGTGTCAGTCCACCACGTCAAGCCGTTGAGCTTGAAGAACAGCTGCTGGGCGCGGCTCATCTTTCCGCCAAGCGAATCGTCGGCGCTGAACTTGCTGACCACTTCCCCGCGGACGCTATCGAAGAACACGCCCATCGAGGACAGGATCTCGCGCTGCTCGGCCGGCTTCTTGCCGGACAACATGCCGCCGATCAGCGTGCCCATCGAGCCAAGCATGCCCTTGCCCTGGTAGCGCATTTCACTGGCAGCCACCGGAAGGTCTGTAACGGCAGAGATCACCGCGCCGCCAAGCTTGGCCATTGACTGCCAGGCGCGAAGATTCGCAGCCACCCGGGCGCCGGTATGATTCACCGCAATGCTCGCACTGCCATCGATCTCGGCAAAGCGAGTCTTGAGCATCCCGCGGCGATCATCCTGGAAGCGCCGCATGGCCTCCGGGTCTTCCTTGAAGGCCAGCTGCAGCTCGTCAAGCGCCGCCTCGAAGTTTCCTTCAGGATTGGTGCCGAGCCGGCGCATGAGGCCGGTGCTTTGGCCGGAGCGGTCCAGGCCGCCGAGGAATGCCTCGCGCAGCGAGCCCGTGCCGTAGACCTTGTTGTACTGATCCCAGGCAACGCCGTCCTTGAAGTGCAGGACGCGCTCGGCGCTGACCTTCTTGGCCAGGTTGCGGGGGCCTTTGAAGCCGGTCGGCTCAGGCGTCGAAACCTTCAGGTGCACACCGGAAACCAGGTTGTTATAGGTAGCCAGCAGGAAGCCGTCGACATCAGAGCCTGCTTCGAAAGTCCGCTCGTCCAGCAGCGGCAGGATCTCGTCGCGCCACTGCTTGAAGCCGGCACGCTGCAGCTTGTACGGATCATGCGACTGGCGCACCACGTAGCCCGGCAGCTTGCGGATGAAGGCGCCTGCACGGTTGGCGTCGATGCGCGCCGCCTCCTGATACTTCTGCATGATCTTGGCGATCGATACCGCCTCTTTGCTCAGGCCATCCAGCGGCTTGTCCATGCCGATACGCCAGAGCGAGTCGGCAATATCCTGATCCAAGTCGCCGCGAGTCAGGAAAGGCAGCAACCCCTCCTTCTCAATGTCGTTGAGGAAACCGGCGATATAGGCCTGGCTGAGCTGTTTCTGCTCGGCCGCGACCGACCGGCGCGCGCCCGCCCGAGCAACGTTGGTTCCGACCAGGAAAGACTCGAGCCCGAGGTCCGGCCGATCTGACCAGGTGCTGCGAATGTAGCCAACCAGCTCGGCACGGCGGCGTGCATTGAGCAGGGCGTTGCGTTTCTCGATGACGGCAGCCAGCTTGACCTGATTGCCCATCTCATCGGCGGCACGCATTGCTGCCTCCTCCAGGCCGAGCATGCCGTCAGTCGCCTGCAGCTGCTTGATGCGGGCCTGCAGGTCGCCGACAAGCTCTGTCAGCTCTTCAAGGTCAAGCTCGCGCCCGGCTGCTTTAGCGGCAGCCTGGATGGTATCGATGCAGTCTTGAGCAGCCATTTACGTCCTCAACTGACAGATTGCTGCGGCCCGATAGGCGGCGGCGTAGGTTTCAGCGTCTGCGGCCAGCACATTTGCATCGCGCAGATAAGGGGCGACGTCTAGACCAGCCTGCGCGGCTATCTCTTCGGTCAGCGCCAGCTCGTCTTCCAGCATTTTCTGTGCGCCGGGAAGATCGGTTCCGTCCAGCATTTTGGCGGTTTCGTCGGCGGCATATCCGGCAATTTCGCCTTCCGGGTCGGCAACAGTCTCGACTGGCTCCTTGATCCGCTGGAGTGCGGCAGCACGCTTTGCGGGGTCGGCCAGGTCGAAGATGGCTTCGACATTGACGGGCCGGCCGGTGACGGACTGCGCCACCGCGGCGCGTAACGCCGTCTCGCGGACTTGCCACGGAGCGGCCTCGGCTTTTGCTCTGGCCGTCTGGCGCAGGTCGAAGCCGCTTGCGATACGGTTAGTCTCCGCGGCGATTCGCTCTTGGTAGCGCTGCGGGATCTCGCCGCGCTGAAGGGCGTTGAGCTCTCCGCGGGCAATCTCTGCCTGCCGATTCACATCGGTAGCTGACTCAAGCTCAGCCTTGCGCTCATTCAGGCGCTGACGTTCCTCTGCGATAGCATCGCGCGCAGCGCGCTCGGCCTGCTTGCGACTCATCCGCTGGCCTTGGAACTCCTTGGCGCGAGCCTTGAATGTGTCGTCCAGCGTGTCTAGCGTCCGCTGAACTGCAGCCTGCTCAGTCCGAAGGTCCCGCACGTTGGGCAGCCGGCCGGCAGCAACATCCGACAGTTCGGCCCGGATCTCAGGGATCAGCGCCTCGCGCGCCTGGCGCCCTGCATCCTCGGCCAGCCTCACGCGGTCAGCCGCAATGCCACGCTCGAGCGAATCACGCAGCGCGAGCATTGGGTTCTCGTCAACACGCAGCGCGAACTCCTGCGCGGCAGCTCGTGGCGTAGCCGTGACACTTGGCGCAACTTCTGGCGCCTCGACCTTCACCGCATCCAGCAGGTTGCCGCGACGCAGGTCACCGATCAGCCCGCCAGCGCTGTGCAGGCCGCCGCCCAGGGCAGAACCAAAGGCGACGTTGAGCAGGCTGTTGGTCAGGTCGTAGTCGGCCTGGTCGCGAGCCGACGCGTACAGGATCAGCGGCTCGAGCATCGCGGCACCGACTGCGCCCTCGACCGCGCCGACCTGCGCCCGAACCGCTGCACGAGCGGCCACGGACTGCCCGGCGCGGGCCAGCATCGACGCATAGCGTGCTTCGCCAACGATTGGGACGAACGCCGACGCAACGTTGATCGGATCGAGTACAGATGCAGCGAACCCAGCCAACAACTGAACCGGCACAGTAGAGGCCGGCGCGTTGTCAAGGATGAACTTTCGCTTGGTCTCTTCACGCTTGCGCTCGATCAGGATGTCCAGCGCCCCGGCACGAATGCCGGCGTCATCGACTGTCAGGTCGAGGCCTTCTTCCTTGATGCGGGCGCGAGCCTGTTCAGCGGTCAGCAGCGGGGTTTCCGGCTCGGCGCGGACAGCGGGCGAGGTATACCCGCGCGCGGTCATGGCCGGGCGGACCACCCTACCCTGCTCTGCTTCGTCTAGCTGTGCCAATCTGCGGGCAGCGGCGACTGGATTCTCGAAGGCCTGCTGGTCCCACGCCGCCTCGGCCGCATCGAACTGGTCGGTGACAACGTCATCAAGCAGGTTTCGATCGCGCCGAACAACCAGGCCTTCGGTAAACAATGTCATCGCGCAGACCTCGTTTTGCTGTAATCAAGCATCCTGCCTTCAGGCATAACTGGATCGCTCACCGGAACAACCCGACGCGCCACAGCCTCTGTCGTGAGATCGTCGAAGCTGCGTGTTACCGGCTCGCCTTCCTTCGTCAGCACCGCCTCGCCGCCGTAGTACAGCGCGAGACCGCTTTCGTCCGGCAGGGTGACCCAATAGCCGTCTTTGCTGATCGCCGTTTTCACACGGTCGCGGGCGAAGGCCTCATCCACGCCTTTCGGTACCGCGAATCGAAGCGTCGCCGGGTCAAGACTTTCGACGGCGCGCTCGGCGCCAGCCTCTACCATATCGGCATCAAAGGACTTCGGTACGCGATAGGTGCCGGCCAAGGTGTACTTGTCATCGATCAGCGATTTCTTCACCAGGCTGACCGCGTCCTTCGCGCTCTTGCCCTGCCCCATGTAGGCATAAGCAAGGCGCTCGGCTTCGCTATACAGCGTCGAGAATGTGCGCTCGCCGCCAACCTGGCCGGCCAAAGTCAGGCGGAAGTCGGTCATCTCCTCGGCCAGCACCTTCTTCGCGTCACTAGCCTCGATACTGTCGAGCCCTGCCTTCAGTTCGGACGTTTTCAGCGGAGCGATTCGAGCGAGCATCGCCGATGTTTGCGGGTCGACGCCCGTGCCGATCACCAGTGCTGCGCCTGGCAGCTTGTCCTGCAGCTGCTTGTAGACGGTGGGCCAGTGCTTGCCCCACTGCTGCTGCAGCTCTTCGATGATCTGCGCGGAGTTGCTGCCGCCGTCCGCTGTGTTCTCGAACGCCGCGGCGATACCGGCCGCCTGCTTCTCGCTCAACAGCCGCGGCTCAGGCGCCCCGAGGCGCTGCTGCTCAGCGAGCATGGCCGTGGCATAAGCCTCGACGGCAGCAGGGTCTCCGCTTGCAGCGTCCTCTGCCGCTTTGCGCAATAGAGGACTGCGACTGGCAACGTAGGTCGCCGGGTCGCGCTGCAGCTCATCGCCCAGGCGAGAGGCCGTGTTGA